TGTAGAACCCGCCGCTGCCGTTGCGTGACAGTGTCTTGACTGTGAACGGACCGGATGCGCGGATGACCGTACCGCGGGGCTGCGGGTAGTCGATTCCCGAGTGTCCGGGGTAGGTTGCCGGGTTGCTGAACGGCATCGGAAGCTTAGCCATGTGGTCCCGCTTTCCTGGGGCATGACGAAACCCCCGGACCAATACGGTTCCGGGGGTTTCGTTGGGCCTACGTGTCTAGTTGTGTTTCTTCCACTGCGTGATCGTGTCCGGGGAGATCCCAGCCACTTTCGCCGTTTCGCGGACGCTCGAGCGGGTGGTTACGTCGAGGACCACGCGACGCCAGTTCGCGTCCGCTGCGACCTTCTGCGCGTGTGCCTGCTTGATGAGGTCGGCGTCTTCAGATGTCACGGTGCCGCGCGGGTTCACACGGTCAGGTTATCGGGGTGCTCTGGTCGCCCACCGCGTACGAACGTGTCACGGTCGCACACCTCGTGCCTGTCGCACACTGTGAAGTCGTCGATGTGGAGCCAGCGTGCGGGGAAGATGCTGGTGTCGACGTCCATTGTGGTCTCCATGCGTGAAGTGTACTGGTTGTCGTTACGGTTCACAAGATGTTCGCCCATGACCTCTACGAGCAGATACACCAACCCCTGATACAGCGAGACTGAACGAATCTCGGATTACTGGATGGCAACCCAGCCGGCGCCTGTCAGCAGGTACCGTTTCGGGTCGACCGGATCGCCGCCTGACCCGCGCGCGATCGGGTCGTAGTCGGTCGCCACATTGAACGCCGACGTGGGGACAAGGGTTGCTGTTCCACGGTCTGCCATGTCACACCTGCGCGATCAGGACCGCGGCGCTGCTTGTCACCGTCGACAGGGTGTGGACGGTGACGCCCACAGTCACCGTGTCGCCGCGCGTAACCGCCGCATCAGCCCACGCCACCTGAACCCCGTCAAGTTCACCAATCTGCGCCGCGGTGGCATTCGTCCAACTTGCCCCACCAAGCCCAACCAAGAATGGAACAGACGTGATCTGGTTGTCAGCCTCCGAAGCTGCACCACCCACGCGCCCGTTGATCCGCATCGTATTGGCTCCCACAATGCAATGCGCAGACCATGTGATGCTGGACGCCTTGGGGATTCGGGTCAGCGACGCGGCAACAGACGCTGCGGTCGTACTAGGGATGCGGTCTGAGGCGCCCGACAGTCTTGCGACGACCAGCGGGAACATGGCCGCACCAGCGTGAGCCGAATGCGCCGCCGTTGGGGTGAAGAATCCGCAGTAGCCAACCTGTGTCGGTTCCGTGCTCGAAAGCAGGATCACCCGGTCGCGGGTGACGGAAGCGTGGATGACGAACGCTGAGGTGAGTAGGGGTGTGTCGAGGGACGTGTGTGATCCGGTATTGACCCAGTTCGTCTCGAGCGCCGATGTTGTCGCCCCGTACCGCGAATAGGTCGTGCCGTCGATTGTCGAGTTGCTTGCACTGTACGGTCCGCGCGTTGCGAGCCCGGTTGCCGAGTCGTACCCCTCGAACGGTGCCAGCATCAGCCCCGTCGCAATACCCGTGGTCGGGTAGGAGACGTCCAGGAACCAGTCCAGGGCGTAGGTGTTCCCCGCAGCCGCCGACTTGTACACCTTGTGGGTGCGCGCCCCGATGACCCGCGTATCGTCAAGCGTCCACCCGAGCGCGAGCAGCTTCGTCGCCAGTGCAGTGTGAACCAGCGGACCCGGGTTCGCGTCAGCGGGGATCGTCTCTTCCCAATACGTCATGCGCTAATCCATTCGTCGCCCAAGATCGCGTTCGTCGGGTCATCCACACCCTCGGTGCCCGCGTACTGCCAAAAATTCTTCGGAAGCGCACTGTTACGTGCGGCACCCTGCGTGGTGTGCGGGTTGTTCGCCGAACCCGACGCAATCGGTGACACCGTGTCAGAAATCGTGATCGTGTCGCCCGCATCATTCACCGTGATCGTCGTGTTCGTCCCGGCGACCAGCGCGGTGCCCACGGTGTCGCGGATCAGCTCAGGCGCCGCGGACGTGTCAAGCTTCCCCGTGATACCGGCAACGACCCGTGCGTCAGCAGCCGTGTTGAAGTCCGTCACCTGGGAAGCCGTGTGCGTGTGACCCGTGTCCGACTTCCCGGACAGCGCCACAGTCAGACCCGTAACATCACTCTGCGCGTGAGTGTGCCCCGTGGCCGACTTGCCGGCCAGAGCGGTCGCCGTAGCGGTGCTGACAGGCTTGTCCGCGTCCGCCGTGTTGTCCACATTCCCGAGACCAACATCAGCCTTCTCAAGAACCACAACCCCGGTCTTGCCAGCGACAGACTCAACCGCCCCACCACCACCCGACTCCGGAACAAAGATCAGGTCATCGGACCCAAGGACCGCAATGTTGCCGTCATCCGCAGAAACCGCGGACGGGCCAACCGGACCCTGCGGACCCGTGGCACCAGCGGGTGTAACGCCAACCGTGATCGCAGGCTGAGCGGTAACCGAAACGGTGATATCACTCATCGCGGCTCACCTGCCCCGACAGTCGAATCTTCCCCGCAAGGTACGTGCGGTCCAGGTCCGTGTTCTCCAGATCCCAGAACACCGGACCCTCGAGCTCCGCCGTATCGTCCCCCACAATCGACAGGGAGATGACACCCGTCGCCGCAGCGGACGCATCCACCGTCAACGAAAACAGGATCTCACTGGTAGCAGCCGTGTCCAGACGCACCTGTGCACGCCACCCCGTCGTCGGCAACACCAACGGGTCACCAGACTCCGTATCCGTAATCGTCACCTGAAAGTTCGCGTCATCACCCCGGTAGATGCGGAGATCCAACACCCCCGGAAGTTGGGCCAGTTCAGCCATTACAGTCCCCTCAACAGGCTCAGAACGCGGACAGGGCGGATCGTTTCCAACCCGCCGACGTCTTCACATAGATGTAGTTGTCATCCCACGCAATATCGCGGGTAGTGCCCTGCGTATCCGCCGAGCTCGAAGGGGTACGCGTAGTCACGTTCAACCGACCCGGCACCGACACCTCATCCGTCGAAACACCCAGCCGCACCTGATTCGACTTCGTCGGCTGAGCATCCGCACCAAACGCCGACGAATGCGACATCCCAAACGGGATGATCGTGTGGAAACCCACCGCCGTACCATCCACACCCTCAACAGACGTGGAAGCGCCCAGAGCAGTCGCGTTCTCCGCATCCGCGTACGAAAACGCACCCACCGCAGTCGCAAAGTCGGAACCGGTAGCCTGCGCAACACGACCAACAGCAACCGAGTCATACCCAGACGCATCCGCCGCCCGCCCAAGAGCCACCGCATTCGTACCAGACGCACTAGCGTCATCCGGCCCCAACGCAACCGAGTTCGACCCGCTGCCGGGGTGAGAACTATCCCCACCACCGAACCCGGACCCATCCGCACCCGACTGCGTCTCCAAAAACCGGACACGCCTCATCAGGTCGCCCATCTCACTACCAGGATTGTCGATAGCAACCATCAGACAAACGCCTCCTCGATAGTGAGCGTCAAAGAATCGCCAACCCCACCCGACAACCCGATCAACCGGAAATCCGTCGGCCCATCCAGCAGGAACGGGTCATCCGAATCCGTCACCGTAATCGTCGAACCCAACACAAGATCCGTAGGCGACACCTCCGTCGCCAGAACAGTCAGCTCCGGCTGAACCGTCGCGTACTTGTACTTCTGGACCCGCGCAAACGCAAGATCACCCGCCGCCCCCGGCGTCGCAGCCATCTTCACCGGATAAGTCGTATCCCGAGCCGGAATCACATACGGCAACGCATTCGCCGTACCACCCACAGCCATCGTCAACCCGTAACCCTGACCAATACCGAACACACCCGTAACCTGCTTCAACCCGTCCTCAGACGACCTGTACGACGACACAGGCGAATCCGCAGCAGTCAAATCAAAGTCGAACGTGCCACCCGTCAACGCACCCGCACGCGTCACCCACTCGAGCGTGTCCGACCCAGACCATTGCGGAGCGAACTCCACATCCGGCCCACCATCCAACCCCTGAAGGTCATCAAGAATGTCCGCCACCCGCTGGAAGTTGTAGTTCTCATACACAGCGGAGAACGACCCAGACTCCACGAGAGACGGCAACACCACAGGCAACGGGTAGATGGCATACGGAGCACCAATCGGCCCCTTCAACCCGGCATCCAGCACGAGACCCACCGCGGACACCAACGACTTACTCGTGATCGTCAGATTCCCCGGAACCAGAGACACATCCGAATAACCAGCCACACCAAACGGGTACCGGTACGAAAACCACGACCGAATGTCCGTGTGCTGCACCGTCAACATCTGCGTGTCACGGTCATACGGGCGCCCCGTCACAACACCCGCATACACCGGAACGTCATCCCAGCACTGCACCAGAACCCGGTTCCACGTCTCCGTCAACGCACGCCACGTCGCCCGAGACAACGCACGATCACCCAGCGAGAAAACATGCGACCCCGACTGGGTGACGTTCAACCGGCGCGACCACGAACCCCCCGCCGGCTCAACCTCAAGCTGCTTCTCCCCGGTGAGCGTGTCACAAAACCAGTAAGACCAGCTCACGGAACAACCACCTTCTCCGGATCAGGCGCCCACAACTGGATCTGATACTCAGCAACCGACCCGTACACAAGAATCCGCAACTGCGGCTCCCCATACCGGAACACCGTTGCCGTCTTCGCACCCTTCGGAGTCGTCACCGTCAGAGTGTCCGAACCCCCATCCGCCAGAAGCCCATCGAGAGCATCCAGGGCGTCCTCGAACGCCTCCTCATCACCAGTCCCCAGCACCCTCCCGGAGAGGATGACGATACGACCCGACAGGTAACCCGGCGTCGCGAACTGCCCGGGATGGTTGGGACGGTCCACATACTCACGACGCATCGAAGTCCCACCCACGAACCAGCCCTCGAGCCCGTTCTCTGCGATCGTGTACGTCGCCGCAGCACCACCCGCCTGAAACGTCAACCCACCGACCGTCGCCGTGATGCTCATGCGCTCCTCATCCCAAACTCGAGGGTGCGCGCCGCAGCACGACCGATCTGCTCTTCACTCATCCCCGGCTGCGGATAGATGTTCTGGACGATCGGCTGCGCGGCCCGTCCCACGCCGGAGCCCCCACTGGAATGCAGGGAGTCGCGGAACGCGTACACGGAGTGCTGACCACCCATCGCATCCACATCCGCCGCAGTAAGCACATGCTCACCGTCAGACAGGCGGTACAGGCCAGCAGAGTCATCAGTCGGCCCACCCGGGCCGGTGATCTCGCCGCCGTAGGCACGACCGCCCGACGCTGCACCGTCACGAAGCCGCGGCTCCGACGTCGTGACCGCGATCTGCGCTTCACGCCGACGAGTCAGCCACGCGAGATCCTTCTCAGCAGTCTCGACACCGGTCAGCTCGACCGCAGTCTCAACGTTCCCCGGGATCAACCCAAGGTCGTCCGCGTAGTCCTCCGCAGCCTGCCCGGTGATACCGAACTGCTCCAGCATCTCGATAAGACGCTGGCGCCCGTCCGCGATAACGCCGTTAGCGTCCTCCTGCGACCCCGTCTGCTCCAGCGTCGCCGCCGACAACTCCAGGGTCGACTCAGCAAGGTCATCCAGCGACGCCTCAGCGTCACGCCCCAACTGGGTCGTCGTGTCCAACGTCGGGATGAAACCCTCCATCGAAGCCACGAACCCGTCAAGGGTTCCGTTCGCCGCGAGGTAGGCGTCTTCCTGCGGCTTGATGAACTCCTCGATCTGCCGCTGAACCGCATCAGACACGTCGTCGGTAGCCTGCTCGAACTGACGCTGCGCGTCACGAACGTTCAGAGTCGCCGAACCGAAGTTACGGATCTGGTCAGCCAGCGCGTCAATATCCTCACCGGTCACCGACGCCTGACCCGCCAACGCCCTCAGCGCATCTTCGTTGTCCTCCGTGGACTCCTCAGACTTGCCGAACGCGAGGTCCAGAAGTTCCTGCCCATCGGCAGCAACACCCGAAGCGGTCGCCTGCTCGGTGAGAGCCGACTTGTAAGCCGGCATCTGATCCAGCAGAAGCGACTGCTGCTTCTCGGTCAGGTTCCCCGCTTCAGCGAGCAGTTGGAACTGACGCTGCGCGGCAGGCAGGTCCGAGCTCGCAATCTTCCCAAGCTCAGTACCCAGCAGTTGAAGGTTCGAGATCGTCGAGCTACCGATGATGTCCGCAGCCGACGAGGGTCCACCCCTCTCGAGCACGGCACCCAACTCTTCAAGCTGCTGTGTGGCGAGTTCGATCCCAGAGCCACCGAACTTTCCAGCCGACGACGCCAGCAGATCGACCGCAGTCCGCGCCGACACGACCTTGTTCGCGACTTCCTCAGCCTCGGGGCCGATATCCTTCAGCGCCTGAGTGAGAGCGTCCAGGGCCACAACGCCAACCGCCAGGCCGGCAATAGCGCCGCCGCCGATCTTCGCGATCATGCCGAGACCCTTGGCCGCAGCCTGTGTGCGCGGGCTCATCAGCTCGAGCGCAGCGTTGAACTCAGCAACCTTCGGGATCAGCAGCAGGTAAGCCCCGTACGCGATGCCCGTGGCGCTTGCCACAGCGCCGATCCAGAACACCGCCTGCTGACCCGCTGCGGGGATCTCGTTGAACTTGTCCACCAGCGTGGTGAGACCCTGCGTGAAGAACCGGAGGGGTCCATCCGCCGCCTCACCCATAGAGATGAGAGCAGTGTCAACGGCACCCGACAGCGCCTCCCAGTCACCCTTGAAGTTGTCCAACTTCGTCGCCGCAGTTTCAGCCGCATACCCGGCGTCGTCAACCTTGTTCGTCCAGTCCTCAATACCGGCCGCGCCCTCTTCGTAGAGAACCGTCGCACCACGAATCGCGTCCTGACCGAAAATCATCGCCAGGGTCGTCTGCTTCTGCTCGTCCGTCATCCCCTCGAGGGACGTTTCGAGCTCGCCGGCCAGGCCCGACAGACCAATGAACTGGCCCTGCGTGTTGTACGCCTCGAACCCGATCTCCTTCATGAGATCGCGGACTTCACCCGTAGGGTTCGCGAGACGGAGAAGCATCGTCCGGAACGACGTACCAGCGTCAGAACCGAGCAGACCCGCCGACGCGAACGCCGCCAGAGACCCAACCGTCTCCTCGACAGAGACACCAAACTGGTCCGCGACGAGACCGGCCTGACCGAGCGCCTGCGAGATGTCGCCCACATTGCCCATGGCCTTACCTGCACCTGCCGCCAGAAGGTCAGCCACGTGGGTGGCGTCACTACCGTCAAGGCTGAACTGCTGGAGGGTGGTTGCCGCGATCTCCGCGGCCTCCGCCACACCGATACCTGCCGCCGCGGCAAGGTCCAGGGACCCCGTCAGTGCGCCACCCAGGATCTCCGACGCGTCCAGGCCAGCCTTCGCCAGCTCCTCGATCGCGTTAGCCGACTCCGTGGCAGAGAACACCGTTGTCGCGCCGGCCTCGAGCGCCGCATCACGCAGCGCCTCAATGTTGTCGCGCGCATCCTCACCAGTCGCAGCAACGTTCGACATCGCCTGGTCGAACTCTCCGAACTTCGCGACCGCCACACCAAGCCCAGCAGCAATGACCGCACCCGACGCAAGCGCCGTCCGACCAAGGAGCGTGAACGCTTCCCGCTGCTCCGCAAGCTTCTGAGCCTCAGTGACCGTCTCCCGCGTAGCCGCAGCAGCCTTCTTCATCCCATCGACGTACTGCTGGTACCCGATCGCGAGTTCAGCCTTAACCTGCCTAGTCATGCACCCTCCACGGGATGTATCTCGACCGGCAGTCCGGTACTGTTCGGTTGCATGAGGGCAAAGACCGTCACGGGCGCAGCACTAATAGCGGTCGCCGTGCTGCTCGCCGGCGTGACGGTCTACATGACCCTCGGGTTGGATCTGCTCCGCACCCTGTGGCTCTACATGCCCTCACTGGTGCTGCTGACGGCCGGGGTGTTCACGATCGTTTCTGCACGTCCCACACCAGCGAACCCAGATCGGTAGCCTTCGGGTTCTCCGCCTTGAACGCCTCTTGCGCCTGATTCAGCGCCCGCATAGCCCAGTCCTGACGCGGCTTAGCCACAAAGTTGAACTGGTTGTCCGGGTCGGTCGCCTCAGCGATCGTGTACCCGTGCGGGCCACGCCGAACCCGTGCACGACGACGCGCCTCGAGCAGCGCAGCAACATCCAGCGGTGAGAACTCCGCCTCACGGATCGTCACCGAACTCACTAGACGGTTGCCGTCATACTCGTAAGTCGTCACCTCGGCCGGTTCCCAACCAGAGAGCCGGCGCGGTGAGACACCTATCTCGAGGGCTAGTTCCGCTTCTTCCTGGAACCGGCCCCCGAGGAAGCTTTTCCCAGTGTGAGAATCCTCGCCGCGGGTCCCTGCTGGTTCAGTCCCCACAGTTTCAGGGCGATGGTTTCCCGCCACGGGGAATCCAGCAGCCCATACAGCTCAACCCACTCCGGGGCGGTCGGGTGCTCGCCGGCAACCGTCAGCCTGTCGACCGGGTACGCGCCAGCAGCAGCATCCAGGTTGTAACCCAGATTCGAGTCGAGTTGCGCGCCCTTACGCGGAGGATTGATCGCGGTGATCGCTGACCACTCCGCACCCAACAGTTTCGTGAACGTCAGCGCGACCATCTCGCCGCCGACGACCACGTTCGCCGAGTCAGTGACGGGTGTAGCCGCTTCCGCCCGGGCCTTCTCAATCAGATCCTGAATGCTCATCACGCACCCCGGATGTTGCGGCGGAGGGCCTTCATTGCCGCGTCAGCGACCGCCTGCGCGTCCATACTGTTGTGGCCGATAGCGATGCTGAGGGTCGGGTCTTCGTGCCCGCCGACCTTCTCGATACGCCACAGCAGCGAAGAGGCGCGCTTGCGTTCCTCCGGCCATTCGGCGAAGTAGGCGTCCTGCGCTGCCTTCAGTGCAGTGTCCGCCCAGTCCCGAACCGGGAGAGGCGAGACAGTGAATGCGAACTGGTTCTCGGGGTGAGTTGCGTCGGCCTGTGAGTAGCCGTGACGCTCTCCTGTGCGTACGTACATGTTGAAGGTTCCTCGTCGTCGTCTGGAACTCTCCACCGCGAATGATTCGGCATGGGTGGACGGTGGAGAACCCACCCATGCCGGATCAATCACGCAGCGATCGCGACGTCGTCCTCAGTGATGTCGATCACGAACAGCGTCTGCGTCAGGGTCTGCACACCGTTCTCCACGGGCGAGTCCTTGCGCTGCTTGCCGCACTCAACCGTGATGACATCGACAACCTGCGCCGCCGCCCAAACCGTCGAGTTCGGCAGCGAGTACCGAAGCGTCAGATGACCCTTCGTACCCTGAATCAGAGTCGCCGCCGCCACGTCAGCCGCGTCGCCAAAGATGTACTGAACCTCAACGGTCTCCGTGATCTTGCCGGGCCGCTCAAGGATCTGCTTCAGCGTCAGACGGGGGTCTTCGATCCGCGCCTCGTTGATCGTTCGCGTGAGCGTCTTCAGCGAGTACGTCAGGTCGACGCCCGCAATGAGGTCCGCCGCGGACTTCGCGTCGTCGGCAAGCGCAGTCCAAGTGATGCGCAGGTTGTCGTCCCAGTTCACGGACTGGGGAACGTCCTCAAGAGCCATGTCAGTTCTCCTCTGTCTTGTCGCCCGTGGGCGGCTCAATGGACACGGATGTGTCCGGTGTCTCC